GGAGATGGCATGATCGCTGGAAACTCTATTATCTCCCACTGATCTGATTTTAATTCTTTTTGTGATTTTAATAACATGCCTGTTAGATCTTTCATGTTCCATCTAGTCATAACAACTACGATTGCTCCACCAGGCTGTAAACGTTGACGTGGTCCTGATGTATACCACTCGTAAGCTCGCTCCAAGGCGGTAACGTTTAGTGCGTCTTGTTCCGAGTGTGGATCATCGATAATCAATAAGTCCGCACCACGGCCCGTGATTGCCGATCCCACACCCGCTGCATAGTACTCACCTCCTTGCTCGGTTTCCCATTTACCCGCTGCTTGTGAGTCCTCTCTGAGTCGTGTCTTAAATATTTGTTGGTACTCAGGGGAGTCAATTAAAGTTTTAGCCTTTCGACCAAAACGGATCGCGAGTTCTGTTGTGTGGGTTGTCTGTATAATTTTAAGATCAGGTTTACGTCCTACCATCCAAGAGGGTAGAAGGAAGGACGCGAACTCTGACTTAGTATGCCTAGGGGGCATATTAATAATTAATCTTTTTATTTTACCTTTAGCGAGTCTGTTAAATTTGTCAGCGATTTTTTTGTGGTGAGGCCCTTCTATAAATTCAGGCCATACATGTTTTACAAAATCTAAGAACGAGTCGTGGACTTTCTCTTGTTTTGTTTTTTCGTCTAGCTTCATGGCTAGTCTTAAAAATTCTTTCTGCGCGTCAGGTGGAAGCTTGTCTATAATTTCTTGTTTCATAAAAATTTTTGCAGAATTTTTTTCAACTCTGTTTCCCTCTCGTTTTCTTTTTACAGCATATCTATCTCTAAATCAAACAGTAAAGGTCAACCGTCTGGGACCCCTTTTGTAATCCGGGTGGGTGGGCCCGTAGAAAACAAGCGTATCTTGTGTAGGGGCTGACACCCCTACACAATATGTAGTGTTTATTTATTGTTGATTATTTTCTATTGGAATTATTTTTGTTTCTGTCCAAGAATGATTACCCCAATTACTTTGTACTCTTATCTTTTGTGGATCTTCTATTGGAGTTTCACTTGCTTCGCTTACTGGTGCGATTGCAATTATTTGTGTGATGTATTTTTTTACAAAATCCATAAAACAACCTAACTTACAAAAATGATTTTCCCACCCTTGCGAGTAATACCACTTTGATAAATCTTGCACTTTTATTTTTCTAGTCCTCAATACCTTACTACCTTTAACACCTCTAATCCTATCGGTTGTTTTGTAAGTATGACATTTAGGATTATGACACCAATTGTAATCACTCATCAGAACCCCCTACTGCGATCAAAGTATATTTACCTTTTGCAGTACGATATCCTTGATTTGTTAAATCATAGTAAGTTAAAAGTTTATCCCCTTTTTTACTTACCCACTCTCGACTTAAATCAGTCCACAATCCTTTTCTAAATATTCTCTTATTGTGCTTTTTTGCAAAATAAGAAATTGTAAACTTATCATTTATTTCTAGTTTCATATATTATCCTTTCTATTTGTATGTGTGGGAGTTTATAGGAACTCCCACACAAAAGCAACTTTAATTAATTGCTTGATTTAACTCCCCTCTTTTAAATTGTGCAATAATGTCAGCATTATCTTGTTTCTCTTTATCCTCTAAAAGACTTGCCAGATTTTCTGGAGAATAAATTGAAAGAGCAAGACTTGAACTTTCATTCATCATTGTTTCATTTAAAACAACTCCAACATTATCAGCTAACTCTTTTGCCTTATCAAATGTTCTATAAGATTTTAAACCTAATCTTAAAGTTTTCATTTTCTTTTCGACATAAGAATATAATTGTTGGTGTTCCTGTATGACCTTATCAGCACTCGCAACATACATCTTAAAAAAGTTTAATGTGTTTTCATCAACTTTGTATTGTCGAGAGTGACAATAAGAACTACCAATAGTCCAAAGTTTGAAATCATTTTCCCACTTATGAACTGGTTTTTGGATTGATTGATCTTCGTTGGAAGAATTGCTGAAACCCAAATAAGTATTGACTGCGCTTTCATCAGCATAATATTTTGGATTTCTTTTTGAGTAATCATTATCAATAGACAATCTAAAATCTGGGTTTAACCCCTTTGATTTTAATTCATCACGATAATATGCTCTTGCAAAATTTCGACCCATGCTAAATCTAACATGAACCTCATCTTTTGCTTCATACTCTCGACCCTCATCATCAACTTTTGTAATTGGTCTTTCAACATAGAAACAATTATCTTCATACAATTCGCCACCAGAACGACTATATTTATTAATCATTCTACGAATTGTATCAATGTCCTCTTGTGGTTGATGATATCTTACAACTTTCTCAATCTGCTCTTTTGCTTTTTCTCGCATAAGATCATATTGATTTTTTGCGTCAATCAATTTCTGTTTCTTTTTATTTTCATAAAAAGTTTGAAACTGATCTGCAATCACTTTTCGCTTTTCTGCGTTAAGTGTTATTTTTTTAGTTTCCATAAATTATCCTTTCTGTTATGGAATTTTAAATTATGTGATTTTTTTTTTTTTTGCAATAATTTTTTTTTTTTTTTTTTTTTTTTTTTTTTTTTTTTCTGGGTGGGTGGGCCCATAGTTTTCAAGCTCAACTAGCGCGTGTCTTGATTTCTGGGAACGAGCTGTTATATTAATTGCTGGATGTCAGGCAGGTGATAACCTGTTAGGCCCTGGTGCACCGGTAAACAATTGCCGCTGGGCCTCAGCCCTGATGTCCTGGACCCGTGGCCCGCTGAACAGCATTGTGGCCACCGGTCAATTATCTTTTCAGGGCCCAGGCTCGAGGATTAGTTAACGCGACGCGCTGTACAAAGTTAACTAGCGTTGCTGATCCTCGAGCCTGGGTTTTTTATTAGGGTGGGCCCGTAGGGCACAAGCACAAAAAAAATTTAATAGTTGACAGGTGACCAGGCAGCTGGTAAAGGTGGGAGATTATGGGACTAGAAATAATAATTATAAATTTAATTTTAATTTATACATTGGTATGAAAATTAAAGACGCGGAAGCGATAACACATAGCCTGAGTAAACCAGGCAAGATGCCCGGTTATGCTTACAGCACGCCGGCCCACGAGTGCAAAACAGGGACCAAGCTTAGAGCTGTGAAGGGCTCAGTCTGTTTTAATTGTTACGCATACGAGCGCGGGCGGTATAGATTTCAAAATGTTAAGGATGCACAATATAAGAGACTCGAGGCCATCAGGCACCCGCTCTGGGCCCGTGCAATGGCTGTTCAAATCAATTCAAAAAAAGTTAAATATTTTAGATGGCACGATTCAGGCGACGTACAGAACCCGGAACACCTTCAAAAAATTTTTGAAGTTTGCAAGCTCACGCCAGACGTTAAGCACTGGATGCCAACGCGCGAAGCGTGGACGAAGGACTACCTGCACGAGTGCCCAAGCAATTTAATAATAAGATTTAGCGCGCCAATGGTGGACCAGGCAGCGCCGGCGTCATGGCCTTGGACGTCTACAGTAACAACAGCAGCTGGCGCGAGGACATGCCCGGCACCGGACCAGGGCAATCAATGCAAAGATTGCCGGGCTTGCTGGGACAAGACAGTCAAAAACATTGCATACGGTGAACATTAAAATGTGGCATCATCCAAGTTATTATAAAAAATTAAGAGCTAACAGGCAACAGGCTACAGGCAACAGGCCACGAGCTGACAAGCAACAGGCAGCGGGGCGCGGGCGGGTGGGCCCGAAGGGCACAAGCTGTCAGGCGTCAGGCGATTCGCGGATCAACAAGCGTTGAACGTGGTCCCAATCATTCATTGCGAGGGAAGGTGTCTCTCGATGATCGGTTATTAAACCGAGGATCGAGGAGGACTCATAAAGTTTTATGGCTCCGAGAGAGGCGTCTCGGAGCAGGATAAAATTCCGTTTGGTTCTGGTAAGATGAAACATTTTTTGATGGGGTGAAAAGTGTACCTTTGAGGTCTTCGTAACTTTTAACTCGACTAGAAAAAAACCACAATTATCATGGTATCCCAACAGATCAGGCACACCAAAGGACGCCCAAGATTCCAGTCTTGTCCACTGGATTTTGGGTGTATTTTTCTTAACTAACTTCCAAAATTTTGACTCTGGTTTCACCGGAATTCTCTACTTGATAACTACTACATATTGGGGTAGATTTCAACCATGACACAAGTAAAAAGACTCACAGATCAACAACGTAAATTTGCAGAATTACTAGTTTATAACGAGGGTAAGATGTCTCCAGCAGAGTGTGCTTACGAAGCCGGATACAAAACAAGAGCTAGAAAAGCTGCATCTGAGATGCGTAATCCAAAGTATTTCCCTTTGGTTGTTAAATATATTGGCGAATTAAGGGCAGAAGTTAGAGAGAAATATGGCATTACTTTTGAGAAACATATTGCAGAGCTAGCTAAAATTAGAAATGAGTCTCTTAAAAACAAAGCCTGGTCTGCAGCTGTAAATGCAGAAGTTGCACGTGGTAAGGCTGGTGGCCTGTATGTAGATCAAAAACTTGTGATGACTGGTAACGTAGATAATATGTCTTCTGATGAAATCAAAGATAGATTACGTAAAATTCTTGATGACAATAAAGAGATTATTAATATTACGCCTGAAGAGATCGAATTAGATAGTATAGAATTATCAAAAGAATCCAACCCTGATTCCCATTCACAAAAGAACTAACTCTACTTAAAAGTTTTCTTGGTGACTTCTTTACCATTGACCACTTGTTTATTACTGGTTTGTATTCCATTTTTTACTCCTTGTGGGTTTGGACCACGCCTTGGTGGTAATAGGTTCCATTTTACGTGAGGCATGTTTTTAGTCAAGGTTTTATTTTTCACTTATTTTCTCCATTTTTATTATACATGATCTTGGAAATACATTTCTATCACTAAATAATTCTTCGTTTACTTCGTAAGATGCAAAAGTTCTGACATACTTTTTATCCTTCTCAAAGACATAAGCTCTGGTTATCATTCTGCTTGGCATAAAACCCATGAAGTCAAAAGCTGTAGCATGCCCTCCATCAGCCGTGATATCTTCCCACAAGATTTCATAAAAGTAATATCGTTTCTTTTTGATAACTACTGATTTATATTTGGATTTTTTAGGATATCTGGCCATAGGATCTTATACTATAAGTAGAATTTTTGGGCAAAAAAGTTTTCAAAAAAACAAAAAGG